CCAGGGAAAACCTGGTGGGGTTTCGTCATATCCCATATTGTAGGCTACGCCACACCGGCTATACTAGCATCTGGGACTCGCACCAGGCGGCACTGTATATACCAAAACCCCCGCCATGATTAGCGGGGGGATTGGAGAAACACGATCTATGGTACCACACGCATCGCCACGGGGGGGAAATGCCCAGCAAATGCCTACACATCACTTGCCATCTTCCGGCAATCGCTAATGATCCGGCGGGCCTTGGGCTCTGCGCCCGCCATCACCAGGAATTCCTGAGCCGCCGATTACCACCAGCGCCACGAGGCGGCACTGTGCCTATCGCTCAGGCGCTGGAGCTGCTGGCAAAAATCGTTCCGCTTGATCTCTCACTCCGGGAAATAGGGAGAATTGTTGGGCTTCCCAAGGACACCATTTGGCGCATCAAAGGGCTTCGCTCACGATACGTTCGCAGGCCAACGTGGGAAAAATTACAAGCATCGTACGCAACCAAGCTGTACCTAGAGGGGCTGAGCCATGGGCAAACAGCGTAACGTGAGAAAAGTCACACATCAGTATCGTGAGCGAGTCAAACGAGTCAGAAGGCAGCTGGAGCGTGACCCCTCGAAAGCTGTTTGCTGGATTTGCGGTGATCCTATCGACATGTCCCTACCTACATCCCACCAGATGGCTTTCACGCTCGACCACATTATCGCACTCGCCACCGGCGGCGGCTTGATGGGTGAAACCCGCCCCGCACACCGAAAATGCAACTCCGAACGCTCAGACGGTAGGCGCCGGGCGACTGGCACGCTCCTCGATTGGTGAGCCGCAAAACCCCAGGTCGCAACCAAACCATGGCGAATTCCCGGGCGGCACCCTGGGGGGTACCCCCCGCCGCCCCGGATCCTCTCACCTCCCGGTAATGCGATACACATTCGCGCCGGGCATGTCGCCTAGGGGTTAACACGAAAAAAATTCCCCTAAAATCACACCGTGTTAAACCTGTAAAACAGCTGATGAAAGCCGAAAACTGCCATTAATCAGGTAGGAGTGGTTAACGGCAATCAGTAACGAAACATCATGAGGGGGAGGCGTGAAAAAACCCGCGAAAAACCGGGCAAAATGCGGCACAGTATCCGGCTACCGGCAACACCAGCGCCACGGAGAGGAAAGCTGCGAGAAATGCCGCCACGCTGCCGCCGAATACATGAAAGCCCGGCGCGCCGGGCAACCAACCAAGCCAGTCACCACAAAGAAGCGCGGGCGACCAAAGAAAGACAATAACAAATCCACAACGCCGAAGCCGGAAAAGAAAAACGCACCACACCGCAAGAGCAAGAGGGAGTACGACCCCTTACAAGACGGCTATCTACGTGATTCCGGGAAAAAACTATGGCGCGAGATCAAAAGCGCATATGAACTAGATCCGGTAGGGGATATCCTCCTCATGGAAGCATGCCGAATGAAAGACCGACTCGACCGGCTAGCCGGCGCCCTATCGTCCTCAAGTAGCCTGTGGTTTGAGCTGGGGGACCCAATCGAAACCGCCGATGGGGAAGTACAAATTCAGGTCGTCGTGAATAACATGATTGCCGAAGCCCGCCAGCTGCAAGCCGCTATGGCTATCAATCTAGGGAAAATAGGCGTTCTCAAACCCGCTAAAGCTATCAGTGAATCCAGCAGCGTCATGGATCAGCTACAGGCAAAGCGGGCTGCTCGCCGGGAAGCTGCGAAGAAGAAAGCCACGATGTCGTGACCACGGCAGTCCTAGAAGCGGATCCGGCGGATCCACGGCTAGAGGTGCCGGCATCTCTATTTAATCCGCGGCATGATGAAGAAATTGGCCAGCAGATCCCCCGATATTTTCATGCTCCGCAATGGGAATCCACCGCCGGAGAAGACCTAGCTGATATCGCCAGCATTGCCGGGCTGGAATTCATGCCGTGGCAGCAAATCGTGGCTAACAACGCCATGGCGGAGGATCCGGTCACTGGTCGGTGGCAAGCGTTTCGCGTATGCCTGATCGTGCCGCGGCAAAATGGGAAAAACGCCCTTGTCAGGGCGCGCCTGCTAGCGGGGCTTTTTCTATTTGGTGAGGAAAAGCTTGTATTTTCAGCCCACCTGTTTAAAACAGCTCACGCTGAATATTTAGCTATCCGTCAAATTATTGAATCCATACCTGAGTGGATGGATATGGTCGCCCGCATGCCCGATTCGCGGGAAACGGCAATCATCCTCAAGGACGGTCGGCGGCTGGATTTCCTATCCCGGGTGCGCACCTCAGGGCGTGGTTTACAGGGCGACCTGGTAATTATTGATGAGGCTTTCGCGGTGTCGGAGGAGCTGATTTCTGACCTGTTGCCGGTCATGGTTACTCGTGAAAATGCTCAGGTGTGGTTCACGTCGTCAACCGGTTTCGATTACTCCACCGTGCTGAAAAATCTTCGTGAGGATGCTACAGAGCGCCCAGAGGAGAATAAGCATTTGGCGTTTTTTGAATGGTCTGTGGATATCAAAAAGATAGATTGGCGAAGCCGTGAAGCTGTTCAAAAGTCCAATCCGTCCTTAGGCTATCTGATTTCGTGGGATTGGGTCCGTGAGGTTGAGCTGTCAATCATGGGTGAGGAACAGTACCAGCGGGAGCGCCTAGGTGTGTGGGCTGATAATTCAGCTGATGCCGTTATCGGTGTTGATTTGTGGGATCGTGCCGTGGTGTCTAAGGAGATTTTCCAGAATTACCGAGTGAAAAAGCGCTCCCTAGCTTTGGAGATCACCCAGGATCGTTCTAAAGCGTTTGTGGCGGGTGCCGCTCTGCTTAACGACGGTAGGGTAATTGTTGAGATTATCGACGCTCTAAACGGGGTGGCGAAAGTACAGGATTTACTGCATGCTCTTGTGAAAAAATCAAAGCCAGTAGCAGGTATCGTCATTGACTCCTATTCGGGTGCTTCGGCTATGGTGCCGCGGCTATCGGCGGCGGGCATACCGGTCTCGCTGGCCACCACCCGGGACCTCACCGCCGGTAGCGCTGATTTCTACGACCGGCTGGTGAATCTTGATGAAAATTTGGTTTTCGAACCCACGCTTTTGCATGGCTCCCACCCAATGCTAGATGACGCCGCCTATACAGCCCGGCGCCGCCCGGTCGGAGCGTCGCGTACAGCGTGGACATGGCAAGCGTTTGGTGGAATACCTGTAGAGCCTCTACGTGCCGTGACGCTGGCGCTGCGGGGGCTGAGCATGGAGCCAATCAAGAAACGCCGCGGGAGGGTCGCATAAATGAGCGTAGAGGATCTAGCGCTGTTCCAAGCTGTTGAAGTTTTACAGACGTTCGAGCGCATGCTTCAGAAACTCACAATTCAAAAACAGCAGGTGGCAAGCATCAACTCGTGGCTGCGCCCCGAATTGGAAGTGGGGTTTCAACTGCCCCGGAAAGCAACAACAGAGCATAAAGGCCTATCTATGCTTTCCCGCACTCCATGGCTAAAACTCGTGGTAGACAACGTGACCCAAGCTATGTTTGTCGATAACATTTTTTCCAGCAAAGGTCCTACCTCTGAACTTTGGCGTATCTGGCGGGCAAATAAACTACACTCGCGGCAGATTGCTAACCACCGTTGCTTCATCGCCTACGGGCACTCATATGCTCTGGTGACGCACAATTATTACGATGATGAAGTTCCACTGGTTCGGCTTCTCTCCCCTTGCACTATGGCTGTGGAATACGGAGATACTGGCAGTTTCGACCATCGCCCGGCAGCTGCCCTATACGAATACTCAAAGGGCGGGCGTACGTATTGGTCATTATTCTTCCCTGGTGTCCGATACGATATCAGCAAAAACCCCACTCCCGGAACCATTACCCGTGGTGACACGATATTTTCTTCCGAATACCTTATCCTCAATTATGAAGAATTGGACGTGGATTACGTGCCGGTCGTCAGGTTCGCTAACCAGGAAGACCTAGACGGCAATGTGATAGGGGAAGTCGAACCGTTCATACCTACCGCGCAGCGGATTAATAAAACTACCTATGACCGACTCCTTGCCCAACACTTCAACTCATGGAAGGTAAAGACTGTCACTGGGCTTGATCTGCCGGTTCTTAAAGATCAGGACGGAGATCCAACAGATCAACCAGATGAAGCAGCCACAGATCACCTGAAAATCAAACTAGCGCAAGAGGACATGCTGGTTTCTGATGACCCAGAAACCAGGTTTGGCGTGCTAGACGCTACAGCGCTAGAACCATTCGTGGAATCCTTCAAATCCGATATTGAGGCTCTCGCGGCAGTATCCCAAACGCCAGCTCACGCCCTTACCGGGCAAATGAGCAATCTTACACCTGAAGCTCTTGCCGCCGCCCGGGGCCCCCTCATGCAAAAGGTATCAGAGCGGAAAGCTAACGCCAGCGCTTCGTACGATACTTTGCTCCAGATTATCGCCGACCACGCCGGGCTAGCAGAGCTGGCAGACGATCCGATGCTACGTGTGACTTGGCAAGATACGGAAATCAGGTCCATGAGCCAAGCCGTCGACGCTTTGGGCAAAGCCGCCCAAATGCTAGGCGTGCCGAAACGTGCCCTCTGGCCTCTCATCCCCAATATCGAACGCTCCACTATCGAAGAGTGGGAACGCCTAGCTGACGAAGAACTCGAATCCGACCCAATGAATGCATTGTTTCAACGGCAAACAGCGCGAAATGAAGATGAGGTAACCGGTGGCTAAAACCAACCGGGGTCGAGAACTCACCGAAAACCACCGAATAGCCCAAGCTAGCCTAGCGGAACGCCTAGTCAACTGGGTAATAGAAGTAGTGCTACGACTGTTTAAAATTAGCGATATCGACGACTCCGCTATCCGAATCGCGGAAGAAATCGTACCGCGAATACTCCAATACCGTGCAGTCTCCGAACACCTGTCCGAAAACTACATGCTGGATTTCCGGGATGCTGAAGTACCGAAACGCGATAGGCAACCACTAAATTTCGGCTCCGACACCTACCAGCCCAGCGAAGCCGTACACCAGGTTATCGTATCAGTCAGAGCCACCGCGAAAATCGCAGTGAAACAATCACTGACCAGCAACGAAGTCACACAGAAAACCGCGAAAGCCGTAGCCGCGAAAGCCCAAAAAATAGCCCAAGACGGCGGAAGGCGCGCCATCATCCACGACGTCGAACACGGCAAGGGCCCAATCGGCTATGCCCGCGTACTCGATTCAAAACCATGCGCATTTTGCGCCATGCTAGCCAGCCGCGGCGTTTCATACACCGGATTCCTACCAGACGGCACCGGACTATACCGAAGCGATGCTTTCAAAGCCGCTAACAGCCGATTTATCGGTGACGGAAAATTCAAAGTACACGACTATTGCGGTTGCACACTCGAACCCGTGTACGAGCGCGCCGGGAAAATTCGCCTTCCTGGGATTGGCGACCGGTTGGCGTGGGAGTGGGCAGAAGTCGCCGCTGGGCAGCCGGACTCCTTCAAGGCGTGGCGTAGGTGGTGGGATTCGAAAACCTTACCTGACGACTACGAAGGAGCTTTGGAATCTGAAGGGGTAAAAAGGCCGAAAAAGAAAAAGAAGAAAACTAATCCATGGGTGACAAGCCCAATTGTAGGATTCACGAAGGACGACTACCTGAAACAGGTTGCTGACCTGCAAAAACGCCTTGAAGGTGTGGAGAAAGAAATTGCGGTCATGAAAGCCCACGGAGCTGCTGACCGTGACGTAAACCTTTTCAGCCTAAAACACCAGAGAAAAGTACTTTTGTCGCGTATCGAGTCGTACAAGAAACATGCTGCCAGTATGTAGATAACCATCAATAACCGCCCGGAGCGGTTCTGTGACGGGGGACATAAAGAGGGGAATCATAGCCTTGACTCGTGAAGAAGTATTACAGCTGATCGAAGAAGTCGTCGAAAAATACCAAAATGGAAACCAGGCGGGGGAAGCCCAGGCGGCTACCTCCGCCAACCAGCCCGCCGGCAAAAACGTGAAAGCGGAAACCGCAGAAGATAACGGAGAAGAAGGAGAAGGAACCGCCGCCCCAGGAGGCGCCGACTCAACCCCGGAATCAGACGCCGACACCGAAGCTGACAATGCGGCAGAACCCCAGGATGATTCCGCCGCTGCCCAGCAGGAAGAATCAAGCGAAGATGCCACTGACGGCAAGGGTACCGCCCCAGGAGGCGACACCGAAACCGGCAATGATCTTGAAAACGCCTTGAAAAAGATCCACAAGCTGAATCGGGAAAACCAAACGCTCCGGCAGCGTGCCAAAGAATCTGAACAGAAGATACGGCAATACGAAATCCCCAAAAAAGCCGGCGTTCCTGCTGAATTATCCGAATGGGTGCGGGGCAGCACAGACGAAGAAATGGAAGAGGACGCGAAGCGCCTAGCGGAAGCACTCAACAGTATTCAAAAGCCAAGCCCCGGCACGAAGCGGAAAAGCTTTTTCGACGGTCTAGCCCAAGATAGTCGCGGCACCAAACCCGAAGATGAAACCGATCTTTCCAAGATTGGTGAACGTATTTACAAACGCTAAAACATAAGTTAAGGACATATATAATGCATATGTTATATACTGAGCCGCAGATTGCGCGCTCCACACTCGCGGCGGTTCGGAACCGTTCCACGCTCTCACGGATCGTGAATCAGGATTTCTCCCAAGATTTCATCCCCGGTCGCGGTGGCGCTATCACCATTAAATCCCCGGTGTACATGGCGGACGCCCGGGTATATACCGCAGCGGATCGTGCAGCTGACCGGTCAATCACCTACTCTGACCTGTACGAACCGTACCGCAGCATGAAGATCACTGACCAGATCTACCAGGCTGTGAAGCTGCCGGACAATTTCGTCACGTTTGACCTCACCGCCATGGAAACCCAGGTCATTGCCCCTATGGCGGAGACCGTAGCAGACGCCCTAAATAACGAGGTCGTAAAGGCATTCGAGTCTGTGCCAGCAGGCCTTACCGCACAAGATCGTGGTGCAAAGAATAAACTTTTCTCCACAGACGGCACCGCCTACGACACTGCCGCTGATCTGAAAGCCGCGGATAAGGTTTTCAACGGCATGGGCCTAGGTCTGAGTACCCGATTTAAGAACGAGAATCTAAAGGCAGACGACCATAGCGGCGTACTCCCGGCAATCCGCTATGCGGTAAACCTGCTGAACTCCCGCGGCGTGAAACCCCAAGACCGGTACCTAGTGGTAGGCGCCGGCTGGGCAGCAGCACTCCGGGCAACCCCAAGCCTCACCAAGGTCAACGAAGCCGGTACCGATGGGCTCCTCCGGGAAAATATCCTAGGTCGCCTCTACGGTCTTACGGTCGTAGAGGACAACGTTATTGACGCTTATGCCGCATACGCCTACAAGATGGACGCAATCACCCTTGCCAGCCGGGTGAGCGCCCCGCCGAAGGGCGCCGCTTTCTCCGCCACGATCTCCCAAGACGGCTTCAGTCTCCGCTACCTGCATGATTACGATGTGGATAAACTCCAAGACCGTGCTGTCATCGACACATTCGCAAAAGCGGAGGTGCTCGACCTGCAACGTATCGTGAAGTTGACCGGCAAGGAAGGCATGGAAGAACCGAAAACCCCCGCACCCGCCGGACCCTAACCACTAAATAAGGAGATCACCCATGGCCACCGTGAAACTCATATCCAGTGACGACCTGAAACGCTCCCTCCCCCAGGAGGAAGCCGCCACTTTCGATACTGGATTCGCCGCCTGGGTGATCGAAATGGTAAGCGCTGCGGCACTCCACGAAACAAAGCAAACGTGGAAACAGCCTGAAGATTTGCCGGCGGGCGTGGTACCGG